CGAATGCTTTGAGCGGTATCAAGTTCGATGCATACAAAGAGCAGAACTATGAGAAAGAGGAACTCGGTCGCGGTCATTGGACTAATGAGCTGCTTAGTAATCCGAATCCGTACTTCACACGCTCGCAAGTCTTTGGATATATTGAAAACTGGCTTAGTATAAATGGCAATGCGTTTATATGGACTCCGACAAATGGATACCGAGTGCCCTTGCAAATGTGGGTACTAAATCCGACAAGAATGCGAGTCATTAAAGGCGAGAATAACTTCATTGATGGGTATGTCTATCAGTCAGCACAAGAAGGCAATATAGCTATACCAGAGAAAGAGGTTATTCACCTTGCAAAGTTGCATCCCGCCTCGCGTCCGGAAGAGATAATCGGTATGAATATCTTCGGCGTTGGTCTTGTTTCAGCCGCTTTGGAATATGCGAATATCGACCGCGAGGTTAGTGCTTATCTTGCTCGCCTCTTTGCTAATAATACAGTCCCGCCGCTTATTGCAAAGTTCCCCGAAAGATTCGAACCAGACGAATGGCAAAAGATGAAAAGCGCTTGGAATGAAGAACTACCAGACTACAAGCTGCGAGCTTTGCTTGGAGGTGGTATGCAATTAGAATTACCACCGAAAGGCGAGCTTGCAGTGAGCTATGACGCGGTTAGCCGTGATACACGCGCTCAAATCTCTCAAGTTTTCGGCGTGCCTCCTGGAATGCTTGACGGATCATTCCAAAACCGAGCGACTGCAGAGGTTCAGTTTGCAATCTTTAGACAAAACACGATCGATCCCGAAGCGCTCTACATTGCTGAAGAGTTCACACGCCATTTCCGTAGATGGGAAGAGGATGTCTTAATTCAAGCGCAACCGTATGAATATGCAGATCCCGATGCTGATATGAGACAAGAAGAGTTCGAGCTTAAGTGGGGAATCAAGACAATCAACGATGCAAGAGGCGAGCGCGGATATGATCCGATACCTGAAGGCAATACGCCGCTTATTGCTAATGGTTTTGTCCCGCTTCAAAGCGCCGTAAACCCCGCTCCCGTGCCCGTGGTGGCTCGAAAACTCTTAACACGAGCAAATGCCAAGCTCCCTATCGTTACAGCCGATGCAAAGGACTTGTTTTGGAGAAACTTTGATGGAGTTACAGAAGAAAACTCTGTATTGTTACAAAGTGTCGTTGCAGGCATGATTATACAAATGAAAGATCAAGTACTCAAGCTTGCAGAAGATGGCGTTTTATCGCTTGCTACTGTAGGCGTATCAAGTCTTGACTTTGCTAAATATGATGAAGTAATAGCTCAAGCATGCGATGAAGTAGTGCAAGAATTATATTCTACATTGGCAGTTGAAGGAGCTTTACCACCCACTGCAGAAATCGTTGCAATCGTTGAAGGGTCAAGTGCTCAAATCAAAGATTCAATCGGATTAATTAAAAACGAAGTACAAGCTACATTAAAAGCAAATGCAAACAGAAGTAAACAAGAATTATTCGAAATACTTACTTCAAAATTCGATTCTCTTGAGACAAGCAGAGCAAAAGCAATCGCAAATACTACTGCAGCTAATGTTACAAGTGCAATGCAGTATACAGTCTACAAAGAGCAAGGCCTTGGAATGATATGGATAACTGAAAGAGATAATCGAGTAAGACCAGCTCATGCTGCATTAGAAGGCTCGACTCAAGGCGCGGATGGATATTTTACGGTAGTGACTGAAGTTCGAGATAAAGAAGGCAATATCGTAGAAGTCAAAAGCGAAAAAGCGGTAAGACCATTAGGAGAAGGCTTAAGCGCTTCAAATTCAGTCAACTGCAGATGCCAATTATTCCCCGTGGAAGCCTAATGAGTTACAAGCCTAACAAAGGAATGCAAGAAGAAGCAGAGCGTGCTATCCGTTGGGTCGAAGACGGCCGCAAAGGTGGTACTCGGATAGGTAAGATTAGAGCTAGGCAAATTGCACGCGGCGAGAATCTAAGCGAGGATACAGTAAAAAGGATGTATTCTTTTTTCTCAAGGCAAGAAGGCGTAAAAGATGCTGAAGGCTTCGAGCCTGGTGAGGATGGATATCCTTCACCTGGTAGAGTCGCTTGGGGTCTTTGGGGTGGTGACCCTGGTTATAGTTGGTCAAAGAACATAGTAGAGCAATTAAAAAATAGAGGTTTTAATATGAATTTAATAACACGCGAGCTAAACCTGCAAGTCAGGGACGGCTACGAAAAGGAAAATGGAGAAGGCTATGAAGAAAAAGAGAATGATCTCTATACATTCGTAGTATCGACTCCCGAAGTTGACCGGTATGGGACAATCATAGTTCCAAGCGGAATAGACTATACAGCATATCTAAATAATCCCATAGTCTTAGCACAGCATGACTCGGACAAGTGGCCTATCGGCCGTTGTTTGGGTTTTGCAATGAATGGCGAAAACCTAGAAGCTACAATTCAAATTGAGTGTATTACTGAAGAGGGTAAGAAACTCAATAAGCTAATTAATGCAGGTTTTGTAAAGGCCGTTTCAGTTGGTATCATACCAAATGAATACGAAGATAAAACAATCGACGGTCAAAAGGTAACTGTTTACACAAAGTCCGAGCTTGTAGAATTTAGCGTCGTATCAGTCCCAGCAAATCGCCAAGCTTTGCTTAAGAAATCAATCAAGACTTTACTCCAAGATTCAATTCAAAAATACAAAAAGGAAAAGAGAATGTTAACCCCAGAGATCGAAGCCAAGATCAAAGACGAACTTCTTCCGGCAATTAAGGAAGCGTTTGTCAACGAGGTAATTAATCTCGGCTTTTCACCTGAAGAAGCCGAAGCATCCGTAAACGCTTTTATCACTGCAGGCGCTCCTCCAATGCTAGCAGTTTTGCATGGCGAAGTCGCACCCGAAGTAGCCGAAGAACCAGCCGCCGCCGAGCCCCCAGTCGAAGTGGTAGCCGAGTCCATCGAGGCTAGTTTCGAGGTTCCTGAAACTCGAGTCGGTAAGAAAATTGCAGCTTCAACACAAGCGCAAATTAATGAAGGTATGGATATGATTCAAAACGGTTACAAGATTATTAAATCTGCAGTAGCCGGCGAAGCAGGCCGTTCAATCACTTTGAATATGCCTAAAAAACTCACAACAGAAGATCTTATTAATTTAATCTAAGGATATTGCATAATGGAAAACATTATCGTAACAAAAGACCAACTGAAAGAAGTTGTTGACCGCAAAGTTGCCGATCAACTTCGTACACAAAAGCCATCAAGTAACAATGGCTTTGTAACAATCAAAGCAGATCATGACGCACGCCGTGACCAAGCTCGCGTCGTAGCAGATTATATTCTTGCAGTTCACAAAGGCCGCGAAGGACAAGCAGACGATATCGCACGCAAGGCAAACGAAAAGTACATCACAAGAGCTGACTTTAATACAGGAACAGCATCTCAAGGTGGCGCGGCGGTTCCTCAGTTTTGGGTAGAAGAGATCATGAACTTTGCAGATCAGTATGGATATGCAAGAGCACTCGCAAAAATCTATCCAATGCGTGGTAAAACAGAGAACCTCGTATCAAGTGGCGCGTTTACAGGCGCGGTGGTTGCTGAAGGTTCTGGCTTGACTTTGACTGACTCAACTAACTTCTTTACAGCGACTCAACTTACAGCTCGCAAGATTGTAGCAGGTGCTATCATCTCTGAAGAGCAACTTCAAGATGCAACCCCTGCATTCTTGGATTATGTAGTGAACGGTCTTGGCCGCGCGCTTGCTGAAACAGAAGACAAGCAGTTCTTTAATGGCAATGGTACTGCTCCAAACTTTACAGGCTTAACAGGTATCTCCGGAACTACAACAGTTCGCCAAGGTGGTGCTAATAACTCTGGTAAGGATACATTCGGCGAAATCTCATGGACTGACCTTTGGAACTTGCGCCTCGGTGTAAATTCCGGCGTTGGTGCAAATGGTGCATTCGTAGTGCCTCAATCAGTTTTCGGATTCTTGATGAAAGAAACAGCAGGCTCACGCCCTGTTTTCGACATGGTTCGTCCTATCGAAATTACATCAATCGGCTTGACAGCGCTTACAGGTAATTCATACTTTACACCAACAGGCCGCCCGATGCATGTCGTACCAGATGCACTCTTCCCAACAAGTGCAGCGAATACAGCATCTGCATTCTATGCTGATTGGAATCAGTTCACTGTTATGGGTATCCGTGAGGATGTAACAGTTAACGAATACAAAGAGTATTTCGGTGCGACTGGTTTGGGTGGTACTCATCAAAAAGGTATCGAAGTTGTCGAGCGCGTTGCTTTCGCATTCCCAGCTCCAAGTGCTATCGGTGTTCTCAAAACTTCAACAACCTAATTAGGTGATTTATGCTCGTAGATGTAATTCTAATCGAGCCGTATAAAGGTGTTTCGGCAGGGTATGAGACTTCTCTCCCTGCCGAGATTGCCGAGGCTCTTATTAAACAAGGCAAGGCGAAAGATGCAAAGCCCGCGCCGAAAGTAGAAACAAAGAAAACAGGTAAATAACCATGCCATATACAAGCGCAAATCCGAGGGCGTTTAATGCTCTCATGACCTTTCTTAATTTGGAAGTTAATGGCGATCCGACCTCCGAGGATACGGCGCTGTATACTTGGTTTGATGACCTGATAACAACTTGCTATGTAGAGGCTGAAGGCTATTGCGGTCAGCCTCTTCGTAGTGGGACGATATATTACCAATTTTACGCCTCAAAGGCTCAACGCGGCCTCGAAGCGAATCACTCATGGAAATATATCCCCTACAATGCTAACACGGCTCTTACGGCTTTGCAGTGGCGCGAGAATGAGTTTGCAACGTATGCGAACTTTGACGCGGGTAACTATGCATGGAACGCCGAGCCGTATGCTAATTACATTGTCTTTCGTGATAAGACAAATGGACAATTTAAGGCGACGCTAAGCACTGGGTATTCAGATGCGTCAATGCCATATACAATCTTGCAAGGCATAGCCGAAATGGTCACTCTTGCATATAAGCAAAGCCCTCAAGGCGGTAATTGGTTCGGACTTAACTCCGTCGCTACAGGCGGCGCGGGTCAAACAGTCAGCCAATCACTCAAAACCGATATAGGATGGCATAAGTACTTTGCTCAGTTCGTTATACCAACGGTGTAATTATGCTAAGTACAGAGGCTTTAAAAGGCATTCTACGGCCTGTTATTATGAAGAGCTTGGAGCGCATGCCTTTTGTGATGCAGGCGTATATCGGAACTAATATGAACTTCCAAGGTCAAGCCGATAGGATAGCGCCATCAAAGAGCGATAAGCTAACAACTTACTCAGGCGCTCTCTTCCGTAGCTTCACAAAAGGTCAGCCCGGTAATGTTTTCAAAGTCTCCGAGCAAGGCGGTAACTTTGATGTAGAATACGGGTCAAGCATAAAATACGCGGCTATTCATGAATTCGGTGGATTCATAAAGGCTACTCCCGTGACCGTAATTAAAAGCAAGAGCGGTCGAAAGATGAATAAGTCGACATATGTTATGGCTCAGTTTTTTTGGGCTAAGTATTACACTACTAAGCAACCATACTTCAAACGGCTTGCACTTGGAGTTGAGAAAAACGGCGGCGTAAACATACCAGCCCGCCCGTACTTTAATCCTGCTGTCGAAAAATTACGCAATGATGGCAAATTCGCAAGTAATATAAGACAAGAAGTCATAAACGGAATACAACAATGGCAAGAGAATCAGCGGCGATCAAATCCATAGCAGATAGACTTCGCACAATGAGCGGAGTCAAAGTCTATGACCAAGTAATGCTAGACAAATGGAATACTTACCAGTTCCCTTTTGTCGGCGTTTTGTCAGGTGCAGATGCTCGCGAGGTAATAGGCCTTGAAGACGATTCAGCCTTTGCAAATAAAGGCACTTTGGATATGTACTTGCTTGTCGGAGTGCAAGTAAAAAAGAATAGCACGGCGGGTAAGGCTAATTTAAGAGAAGCACTTGCAGATTTATGCGAGGCAATCGAGAATAAGCTCACAAACTACAAGCCCGATGTCTATGAGTCCGATTACGAAAGGACTTATTTTGCGCCCGTGCATTTTATCGACGCGCAAGCGGTTACATTTAATGACGATGAAACGAAAGGCATATCTTTCATGACTTTTAGGACGGTATATTACAGAGGAGATGTATGAAGTTAAGTGCATGTGTAATCTTTCAGGATGGAGATGACCTGAAAGGATGGAGGGATTCTTTGCCGAGTGATAATGTCGAAGTCGTAGCACTTCGCACGGCGGTAAATCCGAAACTTAAAGAGCCTGTTTTTCAAGAAGTCGGTCGCATTGATGACCATATAGTTCTCTCATGGGAATATCCAGACTTCGAAGAGTATTTCGACTTCAGTTATTGCCGTAATAAGCTAGATGAGTATGCGACTGGAGACTGGATTTTGCACATGGATTCAGACGAGCGCCTTGCAAGTCCTGAAGATGAGTTTTGGCAATACATCGAAGAGCTTAACAATACCGAAGCGGTCGCGGCTTATCTATCCATTGGAGGTTGCAATAATGATCTAGATCCGCAATATACACATATTCGAAAGAGGTATAATATACCGGCAATGCGATTGCATAGAAGAAGCGCGTTTCTCAAATGGCAAAGAATATGCCATGAGACACTCGAAGTAGATCCGAATGGAACGGTCGTAGCTGATACTGACATATTGCTATACCACAAAGGATATAGCCAAGACACTGAAGTCTTGATACAAAAAGCAGAACGAAACGGCGGCTTGATGGTAAGAGAATACACACGCGATAAATCACAAAGAAACTGGGATTATTTAGTTAACACATTTTCATATCTAAAACAATTATCTAAGAGGTAATATCATGGTAGTAGGCGGCGCTAACCTTAGCGTATTCTATACAGCAAATGAACTCGGTACAAATCCTACAGTAGGAGCTACCGCAATTCATACAATGAAGCGCAAAATCAAGACTTCATTAACACGCACGACTTTTACAATCGATCAAAACGAAGACAATCCGGAACTTACTTCATTCCTTGAAAACTATGCACCTATTACAACGGTCACTGCAGATCAAGGGGAATATGAGGACGGGACAAAATTCAACTCTTCACAAGCGACAAGCGATACACTTTTGCAAATCGTTTACGGTGGTGTTGATACTACTCTAAACAAGCGTAAGGTTGTATTGATGCTTTGCAAATTAGCACAAGACGCTGGCGCGTTTGACCAAGAATCAGGTAAATATACAAAGCCAAAAGTAGGCGGCGATGTGGTAAATAATGACACTGATCTTGTTATCGGGACAAGTTACTTTTTAACTACTCTTGTAAGCGGTGCGACTGCGGTCACAATCCCTGCAAAGATTGGTTACAAAGAGATCTGGTTTACAGCTCCTTAATTCACACGGGGCGGGCAAAACCCGCCCCCTTATTTTTACTATGGAGAT